CTGGCCACTGTGCACGATTGCCTCTGTTCATCAAGCGACAACTACCAAGAGGCGGTCAGGACAAGCAAGAACAGCACTGGGCCTACGACTTGCTGCTGACTCGTCCGAATGCGTACCAAACGGCAGACATTTTTAAGCAACAAATAACAGGCCATGCGATTTGCTGGGGCAATGGAAGAGCTGCGATTGTAAACCCAGGAACGCCGAACGCTGAAATCATTCCGCTGATGCCAGACCGTACTACGACAATCATGATGGACGGCTTAAAAATGCACATCACTAAGCCAGAAAAAGCAGACCGCTTGCCATTGTTTGCCTCAATCGATAAGGATCGCGGCGGCGTTATAGCCTTACTAGATTCTGAAGTGATCCATTTGCAGGGCTTTGGATTTGATGGCATCGAAGGTCTTTCGCTTGTTGGTCAAATGAAGCGGACCTTGGGGATACCCACAGAACAAGAGTCGCACGCTTACAACCAAACGAAAAAGGGTTTCGTTGCCAAGATGATTGTCGAAGCTCCTCCAGGCTTGTTCACCAAAGAGGCTGACGCAAAAGAATGGATAAAGCAATTCAATGATGCGAATTCAAGTTCCGAAAACGCAGGACGTGCGGCACTGCTTCGCAACGGCATGAAAGCAACTGCCCTTTCGATGAGCAACACGGATTCGCAATTTTTAGAGCAACGTAGATTCAGCCGTCAAGACATTGTTTTGATGCTCGGGCTGGATGGTATGCCTGGGGACGGTGATTCGCATTCTTACAATTCGAAGGTGATGGAATCGCTGAACTACCTTGACACTGGCCTTGCTCCTTGGTTGTGCAAGCTAGAAATGCAGGTCGATGACAAGATCCTCACGGCAAGCGAGCGTCGGCGTGGATTCTTTTCGATGTTCGATTTGTCAGAACTACTGAGAACCGACCCAAAAACGCAAGCGGAAATCCATTCGCTACGGCTTGCCAATCGTGTCTACAATCCGAATGAATGCCGTGAGGAACTTGGCCGCAATCCATACGTTGGAGGCGATGAGTACATTAATCCAGCCATCAGCCAAGCAGGATCAACGCAAAAGGCAGACACTCAGCCTGCTAACGCCAAAGCACAAGCGGCTATCGAATCGCAAGTTAGGCACATGCTGCGAGTTGAATCAAAACGAGTGCTGCAACATGCCGATGATAAGAATTTTCTATCTTGGATGGATGCTTGGTACGCTGATTGGGAGATTACTCTTGCCGACAAACTTGAGGAAATCGGACTTGATCGCGACTTAGCTACAAAGCATTGTGCCGAGTCTAAAAAACAACTCATTGAAGCGACAGATTCGAAGCCTGATTTGTTCCGGAATACGCTTGAAAACTGCGTTAAAACTTGGGAAAACAGGGTTTTTTTGATTACAAACAGCGAGGGACCTGACAAATGCTTAGTGTAAACACAACAACCGGCGAATTGTTTCTTTATGGTGCAGTTGGTGCAAGCTGGTTCGATGATTCGTTTTCGTCGACCGAGGTAATCAAGGCACTCGACTCTATCGGCAATAAACGGGCAATCGTTCGCATTAATTCGCCTGGGGGAGTCGCGGACGAAGGCATAGCAATCTACAACGCAATTAAAAGGCACAAGGCAGGGGCTGATACGCACGTAGACGCACTCGCGGCAAGTGCTGCAAGTATTATTGCTCTTGCTGGCGAGACGCGAACCACATCACTTGGTGGACGCTGGATGATACATCGTGCACTTACAATCGATCTAGGCAACGCAACGCAACTTAGGAAGACAGCAGACACGCTAGAGACTTACGACCGCTCGCTTGTTGAAATCTATTCGCAGTATTTGGCACAAGGCACTGACGTAATGGCACTGCTCGAAGCTGAGACTTGGTACACAGGACCGGAAGCGATTGCCGCTGGACTGTCGACTACAACCGGCGGTGCGACTGATGCAAAGCCTACTGTTGCGAGTTGGTTTAAGAATCCTCCAACGGCGTTGGTGCAATCAGCGGCTAATGCATACCCAGGGGTGCAACACTGGGCGTATGCAAGGGCAAAGGCTTTTGGCAGTGGACGTGCATTGCCTAATCGGTAAAATAGCAAAACCCAATGCAACGGTAATTGCACTGGGTTTCTAACCACTCAGACTAATAGGAGTCGTCATGGATGATGGAAGTTTAGCACGCAGAAAGTTTGTTGACAGGATCTACGGTGAGAAAATCTGCAAGATATGCAGCAAGTCATTCGTTGCAAAATCATCAAGGACCGAAATATGCGGAACCGAATGCAGAAGAATAAATGCAAATTCGGTGTCTAAAAAACGTAGGGACGTAAAAAAGCGTCCAAGGAAAGTTACCGTCTTTAGTCAGAAAAGCTGCGACTGCTGCAAATCTAAATACATCCCAACTTCAAACAGGCAAAAAATATGCACAGGATGCCTACATAACAAAAAACTGAAGACCATGTCTTGCTGTCGCTGCAAGATGCTTTTCCAGCAAACGAATGGAAGAAATTACGCATGCGAAAGTTGTCGTGTTTTAATAGCAAATGAAATTCGAAAACAGCATGGATTGAAACGATATTTAGAAAAAAAGTCGAAAACCCCTGAGTACGCGAGAGGGTTTTCGATCAAGTTTTGTGTTGAATGTTTTTCAAACTTTAAACCAGCAGGTGCTAATCAGAAATACTGTAAGCTTTGCGCTGCCAATCGTGTAAGGGAAAGCATTCGAACGCGTCGTGTTGAAAAAAAACACACATACGCAATAGCTGGAAAAGCTTGGAGGCAAAGGAACTTGCAAAAACTCAGGCGGTGTCAATTAGTCAGATACTCAACAGACTTGTCTTATCGAATTTCATGCTCATTGCGTGCGGTAATGAGACAAGCGTTTGATGCAGCCTATGTCAAGAAACCCAGGTTTGTCGATGTTATAGGAATAGATTCCGAAAGCTTTGTGGAGTATTTGGTTAACCATCCATTAAATCACGCCAATCGCTTTACGAAAGACAATTACGGAACCTTCTGGAGTATAGATCACGTCAGGCCAATTGCGTCATTCGACCTGAGCGATGTTGAACAGCAAAAGCAGGCTTTTCACTACACAAACTGTCAGCCGATGGAAAAGTCTATGAACTTGCAAAAAAGTTCACTGTGGAACGGTTCTAGGTGGTCACACAAGTCACACAGAAATCGACAACTTGACATAACTTAGTGCAACTGATTACAATCAACGCAACGTGGGAGAAAGACCTGCGAAAAATCAAAATCGACTCAACGCAGTCCTACCAAGCAGTTAGTTAATGGCTTTGTGGATAGCAAGCGTCGAACGTTACTTACGTTTCGTTCCTCGCTGGCAATCACAAAGCCTATTTCGTTTGTGTTGCCAGCAATTTGCAAAGGCAAACCAGATGAATTTGAAAAAGTTGATCGCAGCCAAGCGTGCCGAAATCACGAACTTGGTAAACGAAGTCGAAGCGATTTCCACTCTATTGGAATCGGAAAAGCGAGTTGAGACAGCAGAAGAAAAGGCACGTCTCGAAGCTATCACTGCCAAAGGTGGCTTGCTTGAAACTCTTGGCAATGAAGTCGCAAGCATGGAACAACGTGCCGCGATTATGGACCGTGCTGCTGCTCAAGCCGCTCCAAGACTTCACGAGCAAATCGATGCAAGTGAAGACAACGCACAGCCAGTAGTTCGCGTACCAGCTCGTGCACGAGGCGGCAACCGTCTCACGGCTTTCAAAGGACCGACAGCCGAGGCTGATGCATACGCTTCTGGTCGCTTCTTGATGGCAACCATCGGCAATCACAGTCCCTCGCAACAATGGTGCCGAGATCACGGACTTGTTACCAATGCAATGGGCGAAAACAACGACCTCCTCGGCGGTGTTCTTGTTATTCCGCAGTTTGAGTCTGCAATCATCAACCTCAAGGAAAACTTTGGCGTGTTCGGTCAATACATTCGAAACGTGCCGATGACTTCGGACCAGTGGATCGGGCCAAGACGATTGAGCGGATTAACTGCGTACGCGGTGACCGAGGCTCAAGAAATTACTGCATCCGATGCCACGATGAACCAAATAAGCTTAACCGCTAAAAAGTGGGGAACGTTGACACGAATCAGCAGCGAACTAAGCGAAGATGCAATTATTGCGGTTGCTGACTTCTTGGCAAATGAAATTGCCTACGCTCACGCAGTCAAAGAAGACCAAGCAGGCTTCTTAGGCGATGGAACGACGACGCATAACGGCATTATGGGACTTGCAAATGCCTTGCTTGCTGGTGCGATTTCGACTGCCGCAGCCGGACAGATCACAGCAGCCGGATTGACAATCGCAGTCTTCCAAGATGCTGTTTCCAAGATTCCGCAGTTCCCGGGAATCATGCCTCGCTGGTACGTCCACAGTGCTGTGTACTGGAATGTCATGGCACGTCTCCAGCTTGCAGCAGGTGGCAACAACGTTACCGACTTGGGTAATGGTCCAGTAATGCAATTCATGGGCTATCCAGTTACGTTTGCACAGTGCTTGCCTGCAACAATTGCAGCTTCGACCAAGTTTGCCTACTTCGGTGACTTGTCGATGGCAGCTACCAAGGGCAATCGTCGTGGCGTGACAATCGCTGCCGACTCTTCGCGATTCTTCGAATTCGACCAAACCGCCATCAGAAGCACTTTGCGCTACGACATCAACGTCCATGAAAGGGGCACGGCTTCCGTGGCTGGTCCTGTCGTTCAACTTGCGACTCCTGGTTCTTAATCAGTTGAGTTAGCGATTTTTCAAACCTAAAACACAGGAAACCAAAAAATGAATTTAATGCAACAAGCCAAATACGTTCGGGCTATTTCGCCCGCAGCGATCATCGACAACACGAGCGCAACGGCAACAGTTATCGACGCTAGTGATTACGACTACTGCACCATCGTTGTGCAGCTCGGAGCCACTGACATCGCGGTTACTGCTTTGAAGGTGCAGACATCCGCGACAAGCGGCGGTTCTTATGTCGACTTGTCTGGTGCGACGTTTGCTGGTGGAACATCTCCAGACGGAACCACGCTTGCATTGCCATCGGCTACCGATGACAACCAAACATGCGTTTTCCAGATCGATATGCGTGGAAAGAATCCTTTCTTGCAAGTCGTGGCTACTTTTGGTGACGGATCGACTGGCGGCTTCATCGCTGCTGTTGCGATCTTGACGAAGGGTCACTTGTCGCCAGCTACGTCGGCAACTATGGCCGACGGCGACGTTTGCCGAGTTCTCTAATGGACTTGGTTTTGCTACAGGACTGGAACGGCTTGCCATCTGGTAGGCCGTTATTTGGTGTTCAGTGCGGGCAAGCCGAACTGATGATCCTACGCGGGATTGCCAAGCAGGTTAAACCTACGAAAGCGAACAGTGGACGACAACTACAGACCGATCCTAGTCACAGCGCCAACAATCGACGCAGTGACAATCGAACAAGCTAAGAAGCAATGCGAAATCGCTGAGTCGGACACGGCACACGATGAGCATTTGTACGAACTTATCGATAGGGCTAGGGACGAGTTTGAAGCAGACTGCGATTTGTGCATCTCTCCACAGACGTGGAGAGTTTACGCGGACGACATAGACGATGGGATGCAGCTACAGAAAAGTCCGGTGCGGTCGATCACGTCAATCAAGTATTACGACAGCAACAACGCTTTACAGACGCTTGCAACAAGCATCTACAACTTCGACGTAGCAAATCGCAAGATTAGACTCCAGTGCGACCAAGTTTGGCCTTCGTTCACGAATCGCTGGGACGCTTGGGAAATCACCTACCTTTGCGGATTCGCAACGCTTCCACCGATGGCGGTGCAGGCAATGCTAATCCTCATTGAAAAGTATTTCTTAGGTCGCGAAGTGTTGAAGGAACCAGAGTTTCGCACTTATCAGCGACTCGTGAACAAAATGCAGCGGAGCACATATCCGTGAGCAGGTTCAAGATAAAGCGACATCGAATCACGTTCCAAGAACCAGTCGAGACACAAGACGCAACAGGGCAGCCGGTTGTAGCTTGGTCGGCATTTCGAACCAACGAACCAGCGGACTTTCAACCGACAGGCGGCATGGAATCAATGCGAGGTAGGCAACTGGAAGCCGGTACGAAAGGCGTTTTCACGGTGAATTATCGCACTGGGTATACGACCAAAATGCAGATAGTTCACGAAGGTGTTTCGTATGGCATTTCAAACATCCAACAAGTCGATGGACTACGGCGAGAAATCGAAATCATGGTGAAGGCATCATGAGCGTAGAACTACGAATTGAGTTTGACGAGCAGCAATTGCTAAAGCTTCGACGCATACCGATCTTGCTTCGACTTGAACCAGCCGAACGCACATTAAAAGCGATGGCGAAGCCTGTTTTAGATAGAGCGAAAGCACTTGTGCCAGACTCGCGAAAACCCAGCCAAAAAGACGGTGTGCCATCCAAGAACAAGCAAAGTGCAAAGACAAAAGCGAAATGGCCGGATCAAGGCAAGAACAATCTTGGTTTTGTATTTCGCAAAAGTGAAACTGGCGGCTATTTGGTTATTGGTGCAAAGAACCCAAAAGGCAACACGCTTAACTTCGACTCTTCAGACAAAGGCCGCAAGGTTAAGTACTGGGGTAAAGACACAGGACGCATTAAGCGAGTACAGCCAAGCGAACGATTCATGCAGCGAGCATTCGACGAAACACGCCAGGCACAAATTACGGCTGGCTTCAATCAACTGGAAAAAGAACTCAGGGAGTTGAATCTTGGCTAAGAATCTTAGGCTAACCGATACGGTTGTGATCGCAAGTTCGGGAACAGTTTCGGCAACGCTAACGCTCGAGGCTAGCCGAATCCCGCTTGCACTGATTACGCCAGCGGCACTGACAGGCACAACGTTTACCTTTCGTGCATCGAACGACAACGCAACGTTCTATCCTGTTTATCTCGAGTCGTCCGCGTACTCGGTGACGGTATCGACTTCACGGCACATTGCACTAGATCGACGGGCAATGGAAGGCGTCAAGTATTTCCAAGTCGTCTCTGGATCTGCAGAAGCTGCAGCAAGAACAATTGGAGTCATTAGCGGCGAATAATGGCAAACACAGTCGGCAAAGCATTACGAACCAAGCTACTAAGCTACTCAGCGGTATCAACGCTGATAGGCCAACGCATGTACCCGTCTGCATTGCTGCAAAACGCAACTTTGCCAGCCGTCGTTTATACAAAGCTTAGAACGACCCGCGAACACTCAGTGAGCGACGTTACCAAGCTTGCACATGCACTTTACCAGTTCGATTGCTATGCGCTCACGAAAGACGTAGCCGACAGTGTATCCAAAGCGATCCAAGATTCTGGCATCTGTGCATACCAAGGAACGACTGCCGGTATTTACTTCTGCGGTACGGAAATCCCCAACGGTGAATACGACGGCGACGAACCACCGACAGACGGCAATCAGGAACATCGGTACATCACTTCTTTCGATCTCGAAGTCCACTATCAGGAGGCTTAAACAATGGCAGCTCTAACCTCGCCTATTACGGGCAACGGAACCACAATTTCGGGCTTAGGCCAGACTACTTTCGTCAAAAAAATCAGCGGACTGCAAGACGCAATCGGCGGTTTTGAAATCAGCACGTTGGCAACAACTGGCTACAAGGAAATGAACAAACTCGACTTGGCTGAAAATCCAAAGGTCACGGTCGAATGCTTTCACATCGGCGGTGCATTGTCGCTGGGCGCTGCTGGTACTTTCACGCTTACTTGGCCTTCTGCGGGTTCGTTCGCTGGTACTGGTTGGGTTAGTAACATCAAGTACCCAGACGCAGCAAACGGCGAAGCGATGATGTGTTCGTTTGAAGTGACTTTCGACGGCAAGACAGGACCAGCCTACACCGCTGCGTAGCCATGAAAGTTGAACTAGTACAGCATACTGGAATTCGATTCGACGGTTTGCCTGTCGAGTTTAAGCAGTGGCAGGTTTTTGCTACTGGCTTCGATGGCAATCGCGTCCTTGTCGGCTATCTCGACCACGATCCAGAAGTGGCTTTGATGCTTGTATGTCCGCAAGCCGAAAGCGTTGTGCGTGAGGTAGTCGAGAAGTGCGAAGCGATCACCAAACGCAAAGTTATTCCACCTTTTGAAATTGTAATGCCTCCCGAAATCGACAACTCGGCTGGCGAAGATGAACCCGAAGAGGATGAAGACACCGATGGCGATAGTTGACAAGAATTCGCTGGCTGATGTACTTGGCTTGCCGCTACAGGAAAAGACTGTAGTGCACGAAGGCCGCGAGTACCGATTGCGAGAGATGAACGAGGAGCAAGCCGTTGCTTACGAACTCGACTTGCAAGACAAAAAAGGCAAGGTCGACGTTACGAAGTGGCGAAGAACTCTAATTGCTCACTCGTGGGTCGGTCCAGACGGCGAACGGCTTGTTACTGATCCAGATAAATTGAAAACGATGCGGCGTTCGTTAGCAGGTCTATTGCTGGACGAGTGCCAAAAGCTAAACCGATACGAACCTGGCGAAATTGAGGGCTTAGTAAAAAACTCCGAAGAAGCCGGAAGCTAAGACTTGCTTACCGGCTGGCACTCGAATGGGGAATAGTAGACGTTGAAGGATGGCTTCGAACTCTTCCGAAAGGTGCTCTCGACAAGTGGGCGGCATTCGACTCCATCGAGCCGATTGGAGAACGTTGGTTACAGACAGCACAGGTAACAACGATGGTTGAAAGGATTATTGAGCAGAACGCACTTTACAAAGGCTTCGACAAGTTCACACCATCTACGATTGAAACGAATATGCCTCCGAGGTATCGGACGGAAAAGGCAGCGAAGCAGGCAGCAACGCAGCCAACCAAAGCGCAAGATGCAAAATCCCAGTTCAACCAAGTAGCGGCAGCATTAGGGCTGAGTCAGGTAGTGCGAAAGCATGGCAGGATCGATTAACCTAGCAAACGTTGCACTTGGATTCGACTCGTCCAAGATCACTCGTGGAGTTGATTTATCCGCGGGCGAGATGCGGAAACTGAATGCGATTTTCAAGGAATCCATTGCACCAGTCGACAGATACAACGCTGACTTGGCGATACTAGAAAAGGCTCATAAGACTGGTGCCGTTAGTGCTGACCGCATGTCGCAAGCGATGGCAAGCTTGCAAGCGAAGTACAAGCAAGGTTCGCAAGGTGCATCAGCACTCGGCAGCGACCTGAAAAGCACTCTTGTACAATACGCAGGTATAGCGGCAGCGTTTCAAGGAGTTAAGACCAGCCTAAGCCTTGCGGCGACAGCCGAATCGAACCGCATATCGCTGGAGGTTCTTACCGGCTCAGCCGAAAAAGCGAAAATGCTGTTTCAAGGATTCCGGGATTTAGACAGATCATCGCCATTGTCGCGGCAAGACTTTTCCAAGGCATCGCAAACGCTGATCGGTTATGGCTTCGCAGCAGAATCGACAATTCCAGCACTTAGGCAGCTTAGCGAGATTTCGATAGGCAATGCAGAACGCTTTCAATCGCTATCGCTGGCATTTGGGCAAGTCACTGCAAATGGTCGATTGATGGGGCAAGAAGTCTTGCAGATGGTGAACGCTGGTTTCAATCCACTGCAAGAAATAAGCCGCACTACAGGCCGTAGCATGGTCGAACTAAAGAAGGCTATGGAAGACGGCGCTATCTCGTCTTCAATGGTTGCTGATGCTTTACGCAGCGCGACCGAAGAAGGCGGAAGATTCTTTGAGATGAACGAAAAACTTAAGAACTCGGCGGCAGGCCAATGGGCAAAAATCCAGTCAGACGTGCAGTTGCTTGCTACTGAGATTGGCACCAACTTACTACCAGCGGCTAAAGCTTTCATGGATCTCATGAATGCTGGTTCTGACGGTAAAGGTGGAGGCGGGTTTCTGGCTAATCTTGCAGGAGCGTTTGCGACAGGTGCGGAAGGCATTCTTGCACTTGGTTCTGACGCAATCACCAATTTAGATGGCAACTCGCAAGGCACTAAATTTGAGTCAATGCAGCAACGCATGGATGCAGCTCGCATGGAAAAGGAACTTGCTAAAGAACTTGGCATCCACGTCAACACGGCAGAGGAAAACAAACGCATCCAAAAAAACATGGATGAGCGCAAGCGTGCCGAGCAGCAAGCAATTGAAGAGGCTTCGCGACTAAAGCTAGAAAAAGAAAAGCAAGCCATCCAAGAAGCGAAAGAGTATGAAGCAGCATGGGACCAAATCAACCGCGACATGCAAAAAGAAGAAAAGCGTAAAGAACTTGAGGCAGAAATGAAACGCAAAGAGGCTCAGATACGGAATGAAGCTGGAATGCGTATGCGCAAAGCAAAAGAAGACGGCGACACGGTAACGTCCTTTAGTGCTCCCACATTGCGAGCTGGATCAGTAGAAGCGTACAAGTTCATGCTAGGCCAAAAAGACAAACTAGCCGAACAAGGAGAACGCTCGATTCGAGTGCAAGAGGAAATTAAAGAGACGATGGACCGGCAGCTAGCCGAATTGCAAGCTCAAGCGAAATTCACAAAGGCTAGATAACATGGCAACATCAATTATAGGCGAAATGCGAGAGGGTTCAGCGTCCATAAAAAAAGGAAGCGGAACACAGCTTACATTCACCTCGCAATGGCATTTCCTGGTAATAACAGACGACCCGAACACGTCCCGCGAAGAGGTATTGCTAGGCACGCCAGGACTTCCGATTGTCGGAGTCATCTATGGCTTAATCCAAGCGACTTGCACCGGTATCACTGCCAAGCGTAACACGAAAAACGTTTTGTACTGGGATGCTGTTGCTGAGTTCGATACAGGCCGCGAAGACCAAAAGCAAAACCCGTCTGATCCAACTAACCCAGACCCGACAACATGGATTCCCGTTTTTGTTATCGATTCGTTTGAGACAAAGCAACGCATTCTTACTGTCGACAAAACTCCAGCATCAGCTAGTCCTCCAGGCCCCAAGACTTGCACCAATTCAGCGAACCAACCATTCAGCGAACCGCTTACCGAAACAGTTACGCTCTGTTCGTACACGTTCACTCAGTTCGAAGATCCGTCGCAAGACATTAACACAATCATGGATCGCAACGACACGGTAAACGAAACATCGTTTGCAGGCCGTGACGCAAGAACGCTGAAGCTCAACGTAACAAGTGCAGAACTTGGCTACTATGTTGGCGTTCCTGCTTGGCGTGTCGGTTATCGCGTCACCTACGACCGTGACAAGTGGGACGTAAAAATGCTAGACGTTGGGCCAAACCAGCTTGACGGCACAAAGCTAAAACCGTGCATGGATAAAGAAAACTCCTTTAGAGTCATAGGCAATCTAAACGGCAGCGGAGTACAGCAAGACCAAGACGACGCGCCATACGTCATCACGTTTCGTACGTATACCGAAATTGACTTTAACGACTTTATAAGGGTCTAGCTATGGCTAACGAAGTCATCGGATTTGACCGCGCGGACGCCAACGAACTCCTTAAACTAATCGGAGGCCGTACAGCTACACAGACACCGCAGGACACGTACGACGCGACTGCACTCAAGATAGGTTACACAACAGCAGGCGCGACAGCTCGCAGCGGTACAACGCTTGGCAAAGGCGTTTTCAAGATGTACTACGCGGCACCCAGCGGCACGAATCGAATCCTGACGGCATCAGCAGACACAGCCGACGTAACTGTTTTTAACTTATCAACGACTGCGGTAGCATCTGGCAAGTACATCATGTGCCTACGCTGGGGCGACATTTGGGTCTGCAATTGGGAAGAGTGCTGATATGGCTTGTCGAAAGCATTCACCGGGTCAACCGTGTTGCGGTTGCATTGAAATCGACCGCTCTGAACTACCATCAAGCGTGACAATTGGTGCGCAAACTCGGTATCGCGCAGACTGGACTTCGTATCCTGGCTCTTCCTATCCTGATCGAACCTGTTGCTGGTATTTGGACTTTTTTTCTATCGGTTCAACGTATCTAAACGCTAGGCAAGTGGTTGGCGAATCAGCATGGTTTTTTTGTCCGTTGTGTGTAGGTTGTCCTGATAGGTGGATAGGTATTTGTTCAACCTATACTCCGACCGACATCAGGTTAGTCGTCAACAAGCCACCGCAAACAACGGGCTTTTGCCTAAGATTAATCATTGCTTTTTCTCACAATG